TTTGACATATCACGGCGAACCGTCTCAATTCAGCTGGCGCGTTAATCATTTCCCCTCGGTCGGATCCGTTGCTGATCGGCAGGACGCCACGCGCTGGCGCCCCGTCGGTCGCTGCAATGGGTGAAACTCTGCTAACGCTGCATGACGTCGCCGACCATTTCAAGGTCGATACCAAGACTGTCCGGCGCCTGCGCATCGAGGATCCGGACTTCCCGCGGCCGATCACCATCCGCGGCGCCGAGCGCTGGACGCGCGCCGATATCGAGGAATGGGAAAAACTGCAAAAGCTCAAAGCCCGGTTAGAGGGACAGGAGCGGACTTTAGGGGACTCTAGCGGACAATCCGGGACAAGCGCGCATCCGACCGTTTTTCCCCCTTCGCGCCGCGCGAATCCTAAGTAGCATCGACACCCGCCTACATTTCGGGGTCGATCATGCTCGAGCAAACGCGCCAGGCATTCCGCGAGGCCTTGAAAAAGGAAATCGACCCGGCCGTCCGGCAATGGGCCTTGCGCATGCTCCGCGGCGAAGACCAGGCCCGGCGCAAGCGCCGCCGGCGACGCAAGGCGCCGGCCTCGAGCTGATCGGCCGCGGCTGACGTTTCGCCCGCAATCCCCACTGGATACTTTTCAATGCTGGTCCTAGGCCGCGCTGAAGGCGATCGCATCGTCATCAATGCCGACGGTACGCGCATTCTGCTAACCGTGCTCGAGGTCCATCGCGGCCGGATCCGCCTCGGGTTCGAAGCGCCCGCGAATGTCTCGATCATGCGGGCCGAATTGGTCGAGGATCCGCCCGAACAGAAAGGGAAACCGGATGAGCAGTGAGCAAATCGAGGCCGAGGGCCGCGACCTGGCCGAGGTCGGCGACGTCGGCGACGTCGGAACGCCGGACGTCAATTGGAACGCGATCAAAGCGGCGCGCTACTATCCGCGCCAGGTTAAGAAGTTCGCCGAGGCGGCGCAGGCAATGGCGACCATCGACCAAGAAACCGCCGCGGCCTGTTCCTACACTCTGACGCGCGGCAAGCGCCGGATTGCCGGGCCGTCGGTTCGCCTGGCGGAAATCTGCGCCTCGGCATGGGGAAATCTCGACTTCGGCGCCCGGATCGGTCGCGAGGCCGATACGTTTGTCATCGCGCAGGGATTCGCTTACGACTTGCAGACAAACACCCGTTGCACGTTTGAAATCCGCCGGCGGATCACGACCAAAGAAGGGCACCGGTTTAACGATGACCTAATCACGCAAACCGTCAACGCGGCGCAGGCGATCGCGCTACGTAACGCAATCTTTCGCGTGATTCCGCGGGCCCTGGTGGCGCCGATCCTGGCCGCGGCGCGGCGAGTGGCCGCCGGCGACGAAAAGACGCTCGGGGACCGGCGCACGGCAATGGTCGCGCACTTCGCCAAGCTCGGCGTATCGCTCGAGCGCGTCGCCGCGGCCGTCGGCAAACCTTCAACCGAGGAAATTACCGGCGAGGATCTGGTTACGCTCCGCGGCCTGGTCAACTCGGTCAATGACGGCCTCATGACGCTCGACGATGCTTTTCCGGATCCAAACGCGAAACCGGCGGCCGCCACGGCGCCGCCGGCGATCGAGGCGGCGCCCGGCGAACCCCTCTTTTAGCTCGAGCGGAAACCATGGACGAACCGTTTACGCGCCTCGCCAGGCGGGTCGGGCAGGATGACCAGCTAAGCGCGATCGCGCGGCTAACGTTCGCGGCGCTGGATTGTTTCCTAGACAAGCGCACCGGCCATTGCGCGCCCTCATTCGATCGCCTGGCGGGGTGGATCGGCCGCGATCGCCGAACCGTGCGCCGAGCAATTCAGCAACTCGAGCGCGCCGGCTATATTGCCGTCAATCGATCGACCGGCCGGCGGAATTCCTATGAGTTACTCCCGATTGAGGCCTCGGAACCTGTCACTTTTGACAGGGGAACCGGGGACAAAAATGTCCCCAGTACCGGGGACATTTTTGACAGGGGTACCGGGGACAAAAATGTCCCCGGTTTGGGCGATTCGGACCACTTACAGGTATTAAGAACAAGAAGGAAAGAACGCGGCGCACCTCCCACCCGTCAGTCCGACTTGTTCGAAGGCGAGTTTCGGAAGTGGTTCACGGCCGCCCTGGCCTATCACCTCGAGGCGGCCGGCCTCGGCGAGCTCGCGGCCTGGTTCCCACCGATCGCGGCTGACTTCTGGCTTTTCCAATCCTGGCTCCGATCGACCGACCCGGAAACCGCCCTGGCGTGGGCGCGGGCCCTCGCCGCGATCGCGGCCACGCCGGCCGAGGTCCTCGAGGCCTTTGAGTGGGCAACGGCGGCACCTGCCGTAGACCGGGCTGGACGAAAAGTCTTTTCCCGGCCTGATCACCTAGGCCGGATCGTTTTCCGCATTCAGGCGCAACGTAAACAAAACTCGCCCTCGCCCTCGCCCTCGCCTCGATCCACGGCCGAGGCCGACACGGACGCGGCCCGGCCGGGTTGGCATGAGCTCGGCGCCGCGCTGCGCGGCTGGGTGAAATCGGAACGGCAACGGCGCCCGTAGTGGCGGCTCGAGACGGGCCGCGAGGGGTTGACATGTTCGCAGCGAAACCGGTCGAGGCCGAGCGCAGCGGCCCGCAATTGCGCGTGCGGGTGAATGGCGAAACGGTCGAGGCCTCGGCGGACTTCTGGCGGGCCGTGCTCTTTGACATGCGCGTACGCGAACCGTTGCGGGCGGTTGTGTCGCGCGACCTGGCGACGCCGATCGAGGCGGGCGCCTGCTGGTGGAACGGGGACGGCCGATGAGCCTAAGCGCCGACCTCGCCGGCCTCATGCGGGCCCTCGAGGAAAGCAAGGTTAACGATTGGGGCCTGATCCTGATCGCGGCCGATGCCGCGGCCGAGGCCGAGGATTGGGCCCTTGAGGCGGGCCTACGCTGGTGCGCCAAAAACCAGAAGTGGCCGCGGCGGATTCATCCGTCGGGAATGTTTGCCGGTTCCTGGCATTGGGATCCGGCCTGGCGATCCGGGCCGGCGCGCTTACCGCAAAACGTCGACCAGTGGTTAGGCCCGGGCGGCTATCACGATCCGGATTTAACAGCGCTCATCCGGCGAACGGGCGCCGGACTGATCGCCCTCGAAATCATCCAACCGGGGGGACACGATGACTAGAAACGTAGGCGCCCGGATCCTCGAGGCCCGCGAGCGCTGCCGACGCATGCACGACCAGGCCCGCGGCGAATTCGTCGCGTTTGTCTGGCTGACCGAGAACCAGGCCGAGCAAACGCACCACGGCACGACCGATTACGCGCTCGCGGCCTGGTGCGACTGGCGGGCCGCGCATCCGGGACCGATCCGCCGAGCTCGCGGAACCCTCGCCTACATGGTGCCGGACTTGCGCGAACGGCGCACGATCACGGTACCGGCAACGATGCTCGAGGCCTACGACGGCACAAGTTTAGCGCTGACGGGTTGCACGTGGGGGTATGGCGGCGAGGGCCCGCACGGAACGGCGCTTGTGCTCGCCGATGCCGGTTTCTTTGCCGACCAAGACGCGGCCATGGATTTCGTCGGCGGTCTGCCGTCGCACCATGTTTGGGAATTAGATCACACGACGGCGCGTACGATCGCGAAGGGGAAACCATGAAACCCGGCCCGCAAGTATCTGCCGGCCGCGGCCTGATTCAAAACGGAGAATCCCAAAATGGAGACGATTCAAGTAACAACCGAGCTCCGGACGAATGCGTGTTGGAATTGCGGCGGCCTGTACGCGATTTCGAAGCGGTTCGCCTTAGAAGCCGAGCGCGTGCAGCCGGCCGCATGAAAACTCGAGCAATCACCGCAACGGCGATCGAACGGCCGGACGGCCGCATTTGTTTCGTTGACAACGGCGGCGCTCAGCTAACGGGATGGATTGAAGCGGACCGATTGGCAACAGTCGAGGACCCGGCCATTATTGCGGCGTTCCTCGCCGCCGAGGACGCCAGACACGCGGCGACGACCCTAGCGCGCAATTGGTCGCGATGTTTCCGGCGCATGCTGCTGCACAACAGAAGGCGAAACCCCGTTTCGTCGTGGGATCGCAAGTTCTATTCCTGGGCGGTTTCGTGCAAGTGGCGGTTTCTGGATGTGGATCGGCCGCGGCAGATTAACCGACACCGACTACCGCGGCCGACTTGGGATCATGCGTTCGGGCGCCTGTGGTGGGAAGCAAATAACCGGTTGAATCGGCATCTAGTTCGCGCGGCCGCGGATGGGTGGGCGGCGTGGTTTTACAACGCGCAGAAGAATTCGGGACGTCGGATTTCGGTGAGATACAAATCATGAAGCGCGACAAGATCCGAATACGTGACCTGCGCGCCTTGTATGCCAGGCAAGGCGGCAAGTGCGCGTATACGGGCGCCGATCTAACGCCCGAAACTGCCTCACTCGACCATATGACGCCGTTATGTCGCGACGGCGACCACACTATTTCTAACCTGGCGATCGTGCTTACGTCCGTGAACATCGCGAAAGGAACGATGACGTATCCGGAATTCCTGGCGCTATGCCGCGACGTCGCGCGCCACAGCCAGGCGGGCGCCGCGCCTGGTGGAGTGCACTTTAACGGGGAATGCGACCGGGGATTATTCAACGATTGAGCGCGCCATATGCGGGGCCGCCACGGGCCGGCCTGTGGCGGGCCGCCATATGGCGGGGGTCCTACCAAATCGGTCGCGCGGCGCGACTCCTCCGGGAACAGCCAGGAAACCGCGCAAAGTTAGTTTTCACCGCCATATGCCGGGCCGGGGTGGGCCGGCCTATTGAGGCTCGAGGCATGCCGGCCACGCAACCGACCAGGCGAGGCGATTACGACCGTTACCGCGCTCGCCAGGCCGAGATTTCGCGCGAGCGCTCGTTACTCGGCCGCGACATTGGCCGATTGCCGCGCGTCGCGGATCCGCAACGGAAGCGCTCGTGTCGCCGCGACCTCGAGCGCTTCGGCCTCACCTACTTTCCGGATCGGTTCCCGTTACCCCTTGCGACGTTCCACCGGATCGGCCTCGAGGTCCTCGAACGCGCGACGCATACCGGCGGCCGCTCGGTCCTCGCCTGGCCGCGCGGATCCGGAAAAGATTCGTGGGTTGAGGTCGAAATCCTCCGCGCACTGCTCTACGGTCACCGGCGCTTTGTGGGATTGATCGGCGCGACCGAGGCGCACGCGCGGCGATCGCTCAAGAAAATCAAGCGCGAGCTAGAGCGCAACGAACTACTCGCCGCCGATTTCCCGGAAGTGTGTCACCCGGTCCGCAAGCTCGAGCGCAATCCGATCCGGGCGCGAATGCAAACCTACCGGGATCAACCGACGCTGATGGAATGGACCGAGGATAGCCTCATCCTGCCGACGATACCGGGGAAACCGGCCAGCGGATCCGCCGTCTTCGTCGCCGGGATCACGGGCGCCATTCGCGGGCCCTCGATCCTCGGCCCGGACGGCGAGGCGATCCGGCCCGACATGGTGATCATTAACGATGCGCAGACACGCGAAAGCGCGGCCTCGCCCACACAGACGGCGCAGCGCGAGGCGATCGTTCTGGACGATGTTCTGATGCTCGCCGGGCCTGACGTCGAAATCGCGGCCACGATGCTTTGCACGGTCATATACCGCGGCGACCTGTCGGACCGTTTCCTCAACCCGGAAAAACATCCGGGCTGGCGGGCCGTCCGTACGCGCATGCTCGAGACATTCCCGACCGATATGGACTTGTGGGACCAATACGCCGAGATCCGCCGGGCCGGCCTGCGCGAGGGCGATCGCGGCCGAGCTGGTAACGTCTTCTACCTCGAGCACCGGGCCGCGATGGACGGCGGCGGCCTGGTGTCCTGGCCCGCGCGCAAGCAAGCCGCGGAGATTTCCGGCCTACAAAGCGCCATGAATCTTTACATCGATAACCGGCGCGGTTTCTTCGCCGAGGCGCAGAACGAACCCGAAGACGTGGAAGCGCTCCGCAATGCTAAGCACCTGATCGCGGATAAGGTCGCGGCCCGCACCAACGGCGTCGACCGGTTCACCATCCCGCCGAATCACCCGCGCTTGACGGCCTTTGTTGACCTCGGCCAGCTATGCCACTGGTACGCCGTGGTCGCCTGGTCGGAACGCTTCGCCGGCGCCGTGATCGACTACGGGACCTGGCCGCGGCAAAATCGCACCGTCTTCGCGGCCGACGATGCGCGGCCGTCGCTGGTGTCGCTGTTTGCCGGACACCCGCAAATAACGACCGAGGATCAAAGGATCTACGCCGGCCTCGAGGGCCTCGCCGCCGAGGTCCTCGACCGGCCCTATTCCCTGGTCGGCGGCGGCAATCAGCCGATCGAGCTCGCCCTGATCGATTCGGGGCGCTGGACGTCGACCGTTTACCAATTTGTCGATCGACGCGCCGCCCGGATCGGCGGCGGCCAGGTTTACCCGTCGAAAGGTTTCGCGCGAACGACCACAAGCCGCGGCGTCAGCGAATGGAAACCGAAACCCGGCGAGCGGAAGGGTTACCACTGGCGGCTGACGTCGGGGGACTACGGCCGGACGCGGGCCGTGCAATTCGATCCGGATGCCTGGAAAACGGTAGTCCATTCGTCCCTAACCGCGGCCGCCGGCGGCGCGATGGGTCTTTGGTTGTTCGGCCGATCGGCCGGCGCTCATGAACTGCTCGGCGCCCACTGCGCCGCCGAGACGGCGACGCCGGCGACCGTGCGCGGGATGACGTTTGACAAGTGGGAGCAACTGCCGGCGCGGCCGGATAATCACTTGTGGGATTGCCTGGTTGGGGCGGCCGTGGCGGCCTCGGTCCTCGGCGTTCAATGGTCGGCGACCGCGGACGGGTCGACTGAACCGCGGCCGCGGGGCCGGACACTGGCGGAAATGCAAGCCGACGCGCGACGCCAGGCGGCCGAGGATCGCGGCCGGCGGGAAGGGGATCGACGATGATTTCGTTTAGAGATTTCATGCGCCAGTTTGTGCCGGATTACGACCGGCAAGAAGCGCACCGGATAGGCGAGGCGATGCGCAACGTTGGCCGGTTCGGCGCGGCCGAATACGAATGGCCGCGGCCTGCGCTGTTGAAAGGGATTCCGGCGCGCGCCGACGGCCGCGGGCATCCGTGGGCCAACGCTCATAGGGTAATGCTTCCGCCGAGGTACACGCTGACGGATTTCGACGCGATCGAATCGGTAACGGAATCCGGCGCGGATTTGGTCGAGGGTGAAGATACGTTTTTCGGCGAATATGCTTGCGGGCGCGCGGGGACGGAATTCATCGCGTTTTTTGACATGAAGAAACAACGCGCCGACGTCCAGACGGCCGCGGCGAAACATCGGTCGCGCGTCTACGTCGACCTCTGCGAAAAAGTAGGGAACGGCCAAGTAATCCGGCCTAAGTTCTTTTTCGTCTACGGCGGCGCCCCGGATGAATGGGACATTGAAGAGGTCGACCCAATTACGCGCCAGCGCTCCGGGAAACTCTTTCACCTTGACCGGCTGTATCCGTGGGAAGAGGTTTGGAAAGAGCTCGGCCTAATCGATCTGCGCCAGCGGGCCGAGGAACAAATCCGACGGCAGGGAAGCAAGTAGGCGCGGTAATCTGTGCGGGCGCGTCCGGGCAAAGCGCGACCGATAACGCATGTTCTGTTATTGAACCTGGCGAAGGGGCGCAAAGATGACCGAGTTTATCGTTGCCGAGATTTCGAAAAACTGGACGCTCGAGAATGCCGGCGGCGAGTTTACGCCGGACGATTTCATTCGCGCGAAGTTTGAAGAAGTGATCGAATTCAACCGGCGCCGCGGCTACTTGCTATACACGTTCCAATTCCACCGGCTAATGACCAGTCCGACGAATCTAAATGAAACCATCATCGCCGTATTTGGTAAGGCCGAATAGGTGGCTAAGCTGGCCGTTTCTTCTCGCCGAGGTCCTCGGCGATCAAATCCCGTAGGTAGGCGGCGACCGTCGGCGGATCATGCTCGAGGGCGCGGGCCTCGACCTGGCGGGCCTCGCCGCGGGTGAGGCGCACACGCAAAGAAACCGTTTTCTTGGCGGCCTCGGAAACCCTACGATCGGGCGGGGAATCCATGCGGACAAGTTAACCGCCTACGCGATGGGGGACAAGCTTTCCGAGCTCGGCGCTTGCCGCGGGCGGCCGGCCGTGGGTAGTGTTGACAACACCCGGCCAGGGATTCGCAACGATGGCACTCACACCGGAACAACTCGAGGCGCTCGTCCTCGCCCCACAATCCGTAACCGTCGACGGCAACAGCGCAACTCGCGGCCCGGCCGTCGACCTGATCGCCCTCGCCAACTATGCGGCCGCGCAACGGGCAATCGTCAACTCGCGGCCGAGTATGCGGACGTTCAAGCTGATTCCGCCCGGCACCGCCGGCGTACCCTGGTCGGGGCCCGGGGCCTGGTGATGGCGTGGTGGCAATTCTGGCGGCGCCGATCGGCACCGGAACGGGCGCAACCCGCGGCCGTTCCGAAAGCACAATTTGACGCGCTCAACGATCGGTTTCGCGAGCTCCGCGCCCGCTACGATGCCGCGCAAACGACGGACGACAACCGCCGGCATTGGGCGGCCGCGGACGGCCTGTCCGCGGCCGCGGCCAACTCGCCGCATATCCGCCGGATCCTGCGCAACCGGTCGCGCTACGAATACGACAACGGCGCCTATTGCAACGGCACGATTCGCACGCGGGCCGACGATTTGGTCGGGACCGGGCCGCGGTTGCAGATGCTGGGGCCCGACGCGGGCCTTAACAAGGCGATCGAAGCGCTTGTAGGTACGTGGATGCTCGCCGCCCGGGCCGCCGAGAAATTCCATACCGCGGACCAAACGCGCTGCCGGGACGGCGAGGCGTTTATCCTGCTCACGACGAATCCGCGGATCGCGCACCCGTTGAAACTCTGGTTGTTACTGGTCGAGGCGGATCGGGTCGCCGATCCGACCGGGATCGATTTCCCACAAGCCGGGAAACTGGACGGGATCGAATACGACAACCTCGGCGAACCGATCGCGTACCACATCCTCCGCAATCACCCGGGCGACCTGATCACCCCGTACCCACTCGCCGCCGATCGCGTCGACGCGCGTTTCGTTTTGCACTGGTACCGGGTCGATCGACCCGGCCAACTCCGCGGGGTGCCGGAACTAACGAGCTCCCTGCCACTATTCCCCTACTTGCGGCGCTGGACGCTCGCCACGATCGCCGCCGCGGAATACGCGGCCTCGCAATCGGGAGTGCTCGAGACGGACGGCCCGCTCGATCCGGATACAACCGTTTCCTCGCCCTTTAAACCGATCGATTTCGATCGCGGCATGTTTACCGAGCTGCCGGCCGGCGTGAAACTGAAACAAATCACCGCCGAGCACCCGAACCAACAGTACAGCGGATTCAAGCGCGAGGTCTGCAACGAGACGGGGCGACCCGTTCGCATGCCGTCCAACGTGGTGAGCGCGGATAGCTCCCAACACAATTACTCGAGCGCCAAGCTTGACCACTACGGTTACCGCGGCGCCCTCGGCGTCGATCGCCATTTCGCCGGCCTCAATCACCTAGACCGGATCCTCAGCGAGCTCGCCCGCGAGGCGATCGCCGCCGGCCTGTTGCCGGCCGGCCTCGAGGTCCTCGCCATTCCGCATAAGTGGTTTTGGCCTGGCTGGCCGTCGATGGACAAAGACCAGGCCGAGCAAGACGGGTTTCGCCTGGCGAACGGAACGCTTACCCTCGCCGATTATTGGGCCGAGCAAGGCGAGGATTGGGAATTGAAACTTCGCCAGCGCGCCCGCGAGGTCGACCTCGCGGAATCGCTCGGCGTGCCGATCATGCCGGAGAAACCGAAACTTCCGGCCGAACCGCCCCCCGAAACTCCCCCGGGAACGTCGACCAATGGCAAACCGCAAAACGCGCGGGCCGCGCTCTTCAACGGCCACGGTTCAGGCGGCCGCGCCTGAACTGATCCGATTCACCGGCGACGCCGGGCCGCTCGAGCTCCTGGCCGAGGTCGACCAGGCCGGGAAGAAACTCCGCCCGTTCAAGATGACGGCGTACACCGGCGCGGCAATGAACGTGCCGGGTTTCTACTCGCCGGTTGTGGTCGACCTGGCAGGGATGACAGTACCCTCGCAGCGCTTGCCGATCCTGCGCCAGCACGACCCGGAACGAATCGTTGCGCATACCGAAACGATCGAGGTCACCCCGCAACGGTTGAACCTGGCGGGGATGGTTTCCGGGACCGGGCCGGCCGCCGGCGAAGTGCTCCAACTCGCCGATAACGGTTTCCCCTGGCAAGCCTCGATCGGGGCGGCGATCGAGTCAAAGGAATACGTCGACGCCGGCCAGACGGTCAAAGTGAACGGCCGCAATTTCTCCGGGCCCGTGATCGTTGCGCGGGCCTCGACATTACGCGAAGTTTCTTTTGTGCCAGTGGGGGCGGATCCGGGAACGTCCGCGCGTTTCGCTGGCGGGGGGACTACTGACATGAAATTCGCCGAATGGTTGGCGGCTCGCGGTTTCGATCCGCCGGACAAACTGCCGGACAATCAGCGCGCGACGCTCGAGGCGGCCTATCGGGCCGAACCGGAACCCGCCGCGAAACCGGGTCCGCCCTCGGCGAACGGGAAACGGTCGATTGCCGACCGTGCCGAGGCGGCCCGGGCGCGCGAACGCGCCGAGGCGCATATTGAAGCAACCTTGACAACCGCCCTCGAGGATCGCCGGATTACCTCGGCCGATTTCGATGAGCTCCGCGCCGAGGGGTTTGCCGATCCGGACAAGTGGACCGACGATCGGCTCGAGCTCGAGTTTATCCGCCGCGAACGGCCGCGCGGGCCCGGCCTGAGTTATCAGCGCGACGCGCACGCGAGTGAAGACGTAGTGGAATGCGCCCTGGCGATGGGCGGGTCGCTGAACGCGATCGAAAAGCACTATAAGCCCGAAGTCTGCGAGATGGCCCGCAAGCGCTGGCGGGCCGGGCTGTCGATCGGCGAACTAGCGCTCATTGCGGCCAGGCGGAACGGGTGGCGCGGCGACACCATGCGCGGACACTTGAAAGAGGTCCTCATGGCGGCCGCCGGCCATGTCGCGGCCGCGAGTTTCGTCCGCGCTGATGCCGGGCCGTCGACCTATTCGCTACCGAACATTCTTTCCAACGTCGCGAACAAGTTCGCGCTCGATGGTTACTGGTCGACGGAACAAGTGTGGTCGCAACTCTGCTCGCGGAAATCGGTCAACGATTTCAAGCAAATTACTTCCGTGCGCCTGACGGGAAATCTGATGTTCGTTCGCTTGCCGCGCGGCGGCGAGATTGAAGACGGCGAGGTCGGCGAGCAAGTCTACTTGAACCAGGCGCACACGTTCGCCCGCAAAATCGGCATCGCCCGCGAGGACTGGATTAACGACGATACCGGCGCCCTCGGCGGAACGTCGCGCGAAATGGGGGTTGGCGCCGGCGATGCCGTCAACAACGAATTTTGGACGGTATTCCTCAATAACGGGACGTTTTTCGCCGCGGGGAACAATAACGTCGGGCCGGCCGGCGTGCTGTCGCTGGCATCCGTCGGCGCGGCCGACGGCGTGTTTCGAAAGCAGACGAAACCGAACGGCCGGCCGCTCGGCCTGGTGCCGGCGATCCTGTTAGTGCCGACGGATAAGCGGATCGACGGTTACAACATTGTGAATTCCACTCTCGTGGTCGCCTCGACCACAACCGACAAACCCCTTCCGTCCGGTAACGCGCTGCAGAACGCCTATACGCTTCTGAGCTCGGCGTACATGTCGAATTCGCTGTTTACCGGTTTCTCCGCGACGGCCTTTTATCTCTTGGCCTCACCCGGTCAACTGGCCGTGATTCAAGGGGTGTTCTTGAACGGCGTTGAGACTCCGACGATTCAAAGCGCGGAATTCGATTGGGACCAACTCGGGACGTCGCTGCGCGGCTGGTTAGACTTCGGTTTCGCGTTGCAAGAATACCGGGGCGGCGTGCGCTCGCCTGGTACGTGACCAGGCGGCCGAGCTCGGCCGCGATCGCCTCGAGGGGAACGAATCATGAAATGCGAGATTTTGAGAAACCCGGGCCTCGACCTCATTCACAACCTGGCCGCGAAAGGGATTGAAGGCCCGGTCGAGGTCCCAAAGGATTTGGTCGAGGGGGAAACCCGCGACCTCCCGGACGACGTCGCCGAGGCCTTGATTGCCTGCGGCGTCGCGCGGGCCGCCGACAAATCGGAGAAACCGCGCGGCGGCAAACACGAATCACCGCCGGCGGCGAAGCAACCGGCGGCGAAGTAACGACGGCCGGGCCGATCGATTCAACCGAGGGGATTCACCAATGGTCGGAAAAGCAACCTATCGCCACGGCGACCCGGTTTTTGCGAAGTACACGCCGGCCGCCGCGGTCGCCGCGGGCGACGTTATCATCGTGAACGACACTCCGCGCGTCGCTCACCTCGACCTCGCGATTGGCGAGCTCGGCGCCCTGGCGTGTGAGGGCGGGATTTACGAATGCATTTGCGACGTCGCCACGCCGGCCGACAAGAAAATGTATTGGGATAACGTCGCGTTCAAAGTCACCGCGACGGCCGGGTCGCTGAAAGTGTTCGGCGTGAGCACGACGGCGACCACGGGCGCGAATCAATCCATGTACGTCCGGCACGATCCGAGCGCGTGAGAACACCGGCCGGGCCGGGCCCGGCCTTGCGAATGCTTCAACAGGCGGCGGAATGGCTGGCCGCGACCCTCGCCACAAGTGAAGGGGTCGACGTCACCTATACGCGCGCCGGGCAAACGCCGATCACGATCACGGTTGTACCCGGCCGGGTGCGCCCGGAACGCTTCGCCCTGGCCGACGGCCGGGTCAATCTCGAGACGGAACCCGCCGATTTTCTCGTCAAGGCCGAGGCGATCGATTTCGGATCCGGGCCGGTTGAACCGGCGACCGGCGACCGGATCACGCTCGCCGGCCGAACCTATGAGCTCATGCCGCGCGACGGGGAACCGTCCTGGCGACCGTTGACGCAATACCCGCAAACCCTGGCCGACGGAACGACCGTGGTTCGCTGTCCGATGTACCGGTTACGGACGATTCGCGTCAAGGTAGGCCCGTAATGGCGGCCCGGATCACCGAGGTATCGGCCGGCGTTCTGAATTTCCTCGCCGGCGTCATTCAGCCGGCGCCGCCGGACGTCGCCGAGGCGGCCTACGCGGCAACGGACGTGCTCGAGACATTGGACGGGAAGCGCGTGCGCGTCGTGCCGGTTTCCTACGGCGACGCGGAACGCCTCGCCCGGCGGCGCGTGATGAAGGAATACAAGGTTGCGACCGTGATCGAGGTACCGTACTTGGCCGCGGCCTCGCCGGCGGCCGAGGGCGCCATTCCTCCCGATTGGGTCGACCAACAGGTCGCATGGGTCGAGGCGAACATTTTCGATCCGCTCAACGAAACTTTCGTGCATGCCGAAGACGGCCTATTGCTCGGGTCGCTGACCTGCTGGGCGTGTGAAGTGACGTCCGTTTACGATCCGATTCGCCTGGCCGAGGAAAAACTACTCGTCTCGATTGTCGAGACGTCCTACCGGGAAAGCGTAGAGGGTTAGACCAATGGCAAAACTAGGCCTCGATGCCGTCGCGTACCTCAATACGGCAACACCTCCACCGAGCTGGGCCACGCCGACGTGGACGCCGATGGATTTTATTTCCGACCTCACGGAAAAAACGGACTGGGATAATGCCGAAATTATCATCCGGCGTTCGTGGATCAAACAGGGCGCAAAAACCGTGGTCGACGTCGGGGTAACGTGCAAGATGCTCCGCGAACCCGGCACCGCGGCCTATGCGACGATTCGCAAGGCGCTCTGGTCGCGGCAAGTGGTGGACGTGATGTTTTTAGACGCCTCGCTCGCAACGGTCGGCGCCGAGGGGGTCCGCTACATCGCGCAAGTGCACAAGGGCGGCGGCTCGCAGAATCCCAACGAAGCGCTGTGGCGCGAGATCGATTTCGTTCCGTTTCCCGACGGCGACCCGACGCACCTGCCGAGCTGGGCGCAAGTCAGCGTAGCGGGGACGGCCGTTTTCACGCCGATCAATGCGGCCGGGACGGCAACGCTCACGGGCGCCATGGGCGATGACATACTCTTCGGCGATGATGCGGCCGCGGCCGAGCTCGGCGACGAATTGCGGGCGCAAGGCCGGCGGCGATCGACTAGCCAGGGGGTCGAGGTGCCAGTGGGGTAAGACATGGCCGCGGGAATGGCGGCGCCCGGCGACATGTCGGTCGCGCGTTTCAAGGAATCGTTTTTCGACGCCGAGGCCGTCCTTAAGAAAATGGACGCGGCGACCCGGCGTGTCATGTCGCGCTTCGGCGCTTTCGTGCGCCGGCGGGCGCAAACCTCGATCCGCTACCGGGTCAAACCGAGCGAACCCGGGCAACCGCCCTCGGCGCACCGGACATTCATGCGGACGAAAACGAACAAGCGCACCGGCGTCAGCAAACAACAACCGGCCTCGCCCCTGCGCGACCTGATTTTCTTCGCCTACTCGGCCGAGACGCAAAGCGTAATCGTCGGCCCGGCCTTGTTCGCCGGATCCAAGCAACAGCGCGGCCGGCAAACCATCCCGGAAACCCTCGAGCGCGGCGGAACAGCCACGATCACCGAGGCGATGAGCGGCGGACAGTGGCGGCTTATCTATTCGCTCGAGCTCGCCCAGCGCACCACGAAACCGACCCGGCGCCGGGCCGCCCGGATCGCCCGGCGTGCTTTCATGGCGCCGGCCCTCGAGGCCGAGCTCCCCAAGCTGGCGCCGATGTACTCCCATTCCTTCTGAGGTCCTGACGTGTCCACGTTCACCGATTCGACCGGCCGCGAATGGGAGATCCGGCTAACCGCCGGCGACCTGAAACGGATCAAGCGCACCGCCGGCGTCGACCTGCGCGACGCCTTGAAACCCGGCGAGGGCGACTTTACCGCGGCGCTGGATGACCCGGAAAGGTTTCTCGAGCTGGTCTGGGCGCTGTGCGGCCGCGAGGTGAACATGCCGCGCGACGATTTTGAGCGCTTATTTGATCGCGATACGACGGTCGCCGCGGTCGCCGCCATTTGGGAAAGTGTGTGGGATTTTTTCCGCGGGGCGAGGGCGGGCCCGGAAGCAAGGGCGACGCTACTCGCGGCCGTGGAAAAGGTCGAAAACACGACGGCCGAGATTCTGCACCAGGCAGCGGCGAGGGTGAAAGCTGGCCCGACCTCGAGCGGCTCTGTCAACACCTCGGCGGAATCGTCGGCATCGACTACCGGCCTTTCACCCTCGCCGAACTAGCAGAAATGGCGCGCGGCAAGCGCCGCGAGGCGTGGGAGCATACGGCGGCGCTTATCCACTGGATCGCGGCGACGTTTGCCGGGCATCGGGTCGACCCGGAATCTTTGAACCCGGTCCCGCGGCTGGCGGCCGAGGTCCTCGACCAGGCGGCCGCGGCGGCCGAGGCCCGCGAGGGGTGGGCCAACTTGCGGGCGGGCCTGGCGGAAATCTCAAGGGGATGGTATGGCGGCGGGAAGCGCTAGCGGCGGCGGATCGGAAGGGATCAAGGCCGGAAAGGCCTACGTCGAAATCGGCGCCAAAGACGCGGGCCTCAAGGCCGGACTCAATGCCGCGAAACGGGCCGTCCTGTCGATCGGAAAGGACATCGCCGCGGCCGGCGGGATCGGCCTGGGCCTCGGCTCGGCGATCATGGCGCCGATTCTGGCAAGCCTCAAGGAAGTAGTCGAACACTTCTCCGCAATCAATCGCGCGGCGATCCGCACCGGCGCCACGACCGAGGCAATATCCGACCTCGGCTACGCGGCGAAAGCTTCCGGGACTTCCCTCGAGGCCGTGGAAAGCGGTTTGAAGTTTCTGGATAAGGCGATGGCCGCGGCCGCCGGCGGATCCGAGGAAGCAAAAGACGCGCTCGCGGCTTTCGGCCTCACCGTGGACGATTTGAAGGGGAAAGACGCCGACGAAAAAATGCGGCTGATCTCGCAAGGCCTACAGGGGATCGAGGAAAGCGCCCGCGGCCCGGCCTTGCGGGCCTTGCTCGGCCGCGGCGCCCTGTCGTTGCGGCCCATGCTCGAGAATTCCGCCGAGCTCAACCGGTTGCTACAGGAAAATGCGGCCGTCGGCGGCCGGGTCAGCAAAGAAGACGCCGAGAATGCGGAAAAGGTCGAGAAGGCCTACATACGCACAACCGCGGCGATCAAAAACGCGTTTCTCGCGATCGGCGCCGCGATCCTTCCGCATGCCGACTCGATCGACCAATTCGCGACCGGCCTCACCAAAGCGATACGCGACGTCAAGGAATTCATTGACGAGAATCGGGCGGCCGTCCTGGCCGTGCTCGGCGTCGGCGCCGGGATCGCCGCGGCCGGCGCCGCGCTGATCGGCCTCGGCCTGGCGGTTTCGGTCGCCGGTGCCGCCATTGGCGGCCTGATGACGCTCGCGACCACGGCCGGCGCCGTGCTCGCCCTCATCTTTTCGCCGGCCGGCCTGATCGCGGCCGCGGCCGCGGTCGCCGCCCTGGTCGCGGTCGCGGCCGTGCTCGAGCTATTCCCCAACCAGGCCGCCGAGGCCGCCGACGCCGGCGAGAAACTCTGGAAGGGTTTCGGCGAGACGTTCGGCCTCGCCTGGCAGGGGATCAAAGACGCGCTCAAATCGGGCGACCTGTCGCTAGCGTTCAAAATCGCGGCCGATGCCGTCGATGTCGTTTGGAAAGCATTCCTGCTCGGCATGATGCAAGCGTGGAACCAGTTCAAGAAGGATTTTGTCGATAGCTGGCACGACGCAATGACGGAAGTAAAGGTCGCGATTGCCGAAACGACGCAATGGGCGCGCGAGCATGGAATGAACGTGCCGGGGAAAGGAACGGCCGGCCGCGAAATCATCGCCGGCATTACTTCGGCGCTGCCACTGTTCGGCATTGGAAAGGCGATCGAACAGGGGTTAACCGATTCGCCGGCGGCGATCCGGGCGCAGGCGGCGCAGGAACAGGCGGCGCGCGATCAATTCCGCGCCGGCCAGGCCTCGGCCCTCGCCGCGAATCTCTGGCTATCGATCTGGAAATTGCGAACCGACGTGGCTGAGGCGAAAGGGCCGCCGAAAGAGCTCGGCCCGATGCCGCGCGAGGTCCTGCGCCGCGCCGCGGTCGAGGGCCTCGGCACCGTCCGCGGACAAATCGGCGGCTACGGCGCTAGCTTCGCCCTCGGCGTGTCCGGCGAGGCGATCGCCAAAAAGCAACTGACGCAACTCGAGGAAATTAACGAGAACACCAAAGAAGGCGGCGGCCTGAGAGGATGGTAGCGCTATGGGTGTGATTTTCTTTGTGATCGCGGCCGTTCTGTTTTTCCTGGCCGCGGTCGGCGCGAACCTGATTCCCAACGAAACGGCGTGGGGCCTGGTCGCGCTGGCGATCGGCTTGGCGATCGGCTCGCGCTGGCCTTACTTCCAATCCCGCGCCTGAACGGCCGCGGCCGCCAAAATCGTTCACCACGATTGCGCAGGCGGGCCGATCGCCTCGAGGGGTAAGACGGATGACCAGGGAAATCCGGGGGTAACACATGGCGGGCCGGCTGATCGAAATCAAAGGATCCGGCGACTTCACGCGCGGCCCGACCTCGATCGACGGCAAGGGCCTGGCGATCGTATTGGACGCGGCCGACCAGACCGAGGCCGAGACGCTCGCCCTCGCCTATTTCGGGCCCGTTGTCGGCGGCCTCATTCGCGGATCGGTTCAGGTCACCGACCAGGGGGGCGACGTCTATTCGGTCGACGTCGCCTACAAAAATGCCGTCCCGGCGCAGGCGGCTGACACGGCCGGCAACTCGCCGAGCGGTCAACGCCCGGCCGGCGGCGGCAAGAACAACACGGATCCGCTCACCCGCGACATGACTTTTTCGACCGGCGGCGCGACGAAAAAGCGCCTCAAATCGATTTCGACCCGGCACAAGTTAAGCGCGGTCGCCGGCGACACGGCGCCCGATTTCGGCGGCCTGATCGGCGTCACGAAAGACGGTAAGGTCGAGGGTTGCGAAGTGATTGCGCCCTCGGCCGATTTCACGATTACCAAGCGCTTCCTATCGCTCACGATCGGCTGGTTTCGTCACATGCTCGATATCATCGCGCATACGAACGCGACCGACTGGCTAGGCATGGCGGCCTATGAAGTGCTCTTTAAGGGTTGCGACGGCAATTACAAAGACGGCGACCAGTATCCCTGGACGGTTACCGGGAAATTCGGTTACTCGCGCAACTACACCCGCGGCGAAAGCGCCGAGATCGACAACATGTTAACCGTCGGGGCGATTCAGATTCCCGATATTCACGGTTGGGAACACTTGTGGATTAGCTATCTCGCGAAAACGGAAACGATCACCTACAACGGCGCGCCTCTCAAAGTCACGATCGATTACCCGCGCTGGGCCTATGTCGAGGTCGTTTACCTCGAGGGGAATTTGTCGCAATTGGGGCTGGACGTATGACGCTCGCGGAACGCCTGGCCGCGATCGCCGCGGCGCCGGATGAGGCCGACCTGGCCGAGCTGCTCGGCGTCGCGCCGGCGGCGATCGCCCTCGGCGAAGACGGGTTGACGGTCGCCGGCGAGACGGTTTCTTACGCCGAGGCCCGGCGGGCCCTCGGCCGCGAAGTGGTCGAGGTCCTCGAGGCGCTCGACCGGTTCGCGGCCGATCGCCGCACGGTCACGATTGGGGATCTATGCCCGATCAATTCTGCGAAGTAAAACCGGGCGAGCACCTGCCCGGTTTGCCCACCCGGCCGTGGAATAAACTCCTCGGCCTGGTGAAACCGAACCTTGCCGGCGCGGGACTCGAGGGCGCGCTAACAACCGGGGTCGAGGTCCTCGTTGCCAACAATACCGCGGCCGCGCTGGACGTGTACGGGATCCTCGGCCTTGACATGGTGAACGATTTCGCCGCGGATCCGGATTACTGGCGCGGTCGCGACCTCTTCGCCGGCGGGACGCCGGCGGCCGGATCGGTAGTGGCCGTGGTCATGCAAGGCCTGGCCGTCGGCGAGGTCGGCCGGGCCCGGCTCGCCGGCCGGATCGCTTGCAAGGTCGACGTTACCGACGTCAACCATCTGTACGCCGTTCCGACCAACTCATCCGATCACCTGGTAAGCGCCGCGAGCGGACCGATACGGATCCTCGGCCTTGAAAACGATTGGGGCGCGACCGGCGTTCAGTGGGCCGTCGTAATTCTGGTCGGAGTGGCGCCGGCGGGTTTCGCTCGGTTCTCCCTGGTCGCCGATCTGAGCACGGCGCAGGCAAGCCAAGCGAATTGTCTTGTTGATAGCTCTTGGGGTGTGACCATTCCGGGGATTCCTCCCAAGATCACGGTTTACAATCTGCCGACGCATACGACGGGCGCGTACGTTTTCTCCGGAGCGAACGGGAACAAAGGCCTCGCGACCTATGATCCGCCGGCGAACAAATGGTGGATTGTGCAACTCGAGTGCAACACGCAAGGCGCCGGCGGCGGCGGCGGTTGCGGCGGCTTTACCGGCACGATCGGCGACTAGGGGAGGGCCGGCGCGTGAGCTGGTACCCGTGCTCCGATTGTTGCCAGGGCGTGCGCTGGATGTGCTGCCCGGGGATTGTGCTGCCGGCCTACTTGCATGGAGTTTTCGCGAGCTCTTGCCCAGCACTGAACGGCCTGGCCGTCGTGTTCAACCCGCGCGACGCTTCGACGGGAGTGCAGCTAACGAATTACTTTTCGATGCGCGGTTGTGATACTCCGAACCCGCCGACCAATCACTTACTCAACGCGGCGCTCCGTTGTGAAACAACTCCCTTTGCCGATCCGCCGGACTGGCATTGGACGCTAGGGCCGCAAGATCAAATTATTTCGGGGACTTCATTTTCGAGTGTGTGTCACGTATTCGCCTCGCCCGTTGTGCTCGTCTCTTCGCAATGCGACCCGTTTCAAGTGGTCTTTCAAGGGCACTTGAAAGCCGATGCCAGCTATACCGGCGGGTGCGCTTACGATAATTCGCCGTGGACTCTCACCATTACCGTCTGATGCCGAGGCCTTGCTACGTTCTGCACGATCAATTGCAAGCCGAGGGCGCTTGTCACTGGTGCGACCTCTATCGAGCTGACGCCGGTTACCGGGCGCTATGGGACGCGACGCCGGCGCCGGCCTCGGGTCGGCGCCGGCCGCCCTGCGTTCACCGCGGCGAAGCAACCGGCGAGGTCCTCGAGTGTGAATCGTGCGCGGGCCGGGTGCGCCTGAAGATTCTCGCCTGCGCTGTGCATGGGTCTTGCACGGTCGATCGCCAGGGCGCCGGCCTCGCCTGGTGCGCGGCATGTCCCGACTATCGCGAGGGCCCTAGCAATGTCGACCAAGGTTGTTAGCTCGGTCGTTTGCAATAACGGTTGCGTCCAATCCGGATCCTCGATCGATTCGACCGCGGACGGCCAATTCCTGAAGCGCGCCGCCGGCGCCTTGCAATTCGGCACGATCACCGAGGAAGCGCAAGATGCCGTTGCCGCGGCGATCGCCGCCGGGACTCGCACTAATATCACGATCACCTACAACGACGCGGCGAATTCGTTTGATTTCTCCGTGCCAGTGGTCGCGGGCCCGACCGGCCCGCAAGGCCCGGCCGGGCCGACCGGCCCGCAAGGCCCGCAAGGGAACCCGGGCGCGACCGGGGCGACGGGCGCAACCGGCCCGCAAGGCCCGCAAGGGGTGAAAGGCGATACCGGGGCGACGGGTGCGACCGGCCCGCAAGGCCCGGCCGGCGCGGATTCGACCGTCCCAGGCCCGACGGGGCCGACCGGGCCGCAAGGCCCGAAAGGCGATACCGGCACGACCGGGGCGACGGGCGCGCAAGGCCCGCAAGGGAACCCGGGCGCGACCGGGGCGACCGGGCCGACCGGCCCGGCCGGGCCCGGCGTGCCGACCGGCGGAACGGCCGGCCAGGTCTTGCAAAAGACCTCGGCGACCGATTACGCAACCGGCTGGATCACGCCCACGGTCTACACCGACGAGCAAGCGCAGGACGCTGTAGGTACGATCCTCACCGATTCGGCCACGGTTGATTTCACTTACAACGATGCCGCGAATACGATCACCGCGGCCGTGATCACAACCGGCCTCGATCTATTCACGTCGACGCTGCGCGGCCTGGTGCCCGGGAGCGGCGGCGGCACGGCGAACTATCTCCGCGCGGACGGGACATGGGCGGCGCCGGCGGCGGGCGGCGGGGTCGCGGTTGACGTTCGCATCTATTCAACCGCCGGCGCTTTCACTTGGAACAAACCGAGCGGCGGGCAGACATTTTGTCGGGTTATGGCATGGGGCGCCGGCGGCGGCGGCGCGAGCGGTCGGACCGGCGCCGCGGGAAGCTCGCGCTTCGGCGGCGGCGGCGGCAGCGGCGGTTGTTACGGCGAGGCGAGTTTTTTACTCGCCGATCTGCCGGCCTCGGTCAATGGTCTGGTCGGCGCCGGCGGGACGGGCGGCGCGGCGATTTCTGCCGCGAGCGCGAACGGCAATAACGGGAATCCCGGGACCGAAAGCCGGTTCGGCATCTCCACCGACGATTATTTCGTTAGCGGGCCTGCCGGCGGGGGCGGACAGGGCGGACAATCCGGGGCCGGTGGGAGCGGTGGAAGTTCGGGCATACGTAGCGGAACTGCTTCCCCATTTTGGACCGGCGGGGCCGGCGGCAATGGACTAGGCGGCACCGGACAAAGCGGGGGCGCCGCCGGTGGAGGTGGAAATTACGGCGCGGCGAGTGGCGCCGGCGCCGGCGGCGGCGGGGTTTCGACAACTAACGTTCCGAGTGACGGCGGCGCGGGGGGCGGCTGTAGTTCTTGGACTGGCGGCGCTGCTGGTACGGCGGGCGGCGGGAATGGCGGCAACAGTCCGGGCGCAAGCATTAACCGGTTTACCGGCGGCGCGGGCGGCGGCGGCGGCGGCGGGAATGCAACGGCGGCCGCGGCCGCCGGCAATGGTGGTAACGGCGGGAAAGTGGGCGGCGGCGGCGGCGGCGGCGGCGGCGCTACGGGTGTCGGCCCGTCCGGGGCTGGCGGCAATGGCGCCGATGGACTTGTGATCGTGATTTGCTCGTGAGGGCCGGGCCGTGGATCGGGATAAGCTCGCCGGGCCGCGCGGGATCCTGTCGGGATGCCTGGTTATACTTGCCCTATGGGCCGTCGTTTTCGGCCTGGTTCGAATCCTCTCAACTCTGATCGAGTAACACCATGAACCGACTACTCCCGGCGGCCCTGGTCCTCGGCCTGGCCGCGATCGCCGCGGCCCACCCGCCGGCGACAGTGCACCAGGCGCCGCCGGCCCTCACGCCTGGCGTCACGGTTCGGGAATTCCAAGTGCCGCAACCGCCGCTGGTGATCGAACGGCCGCCGCGAATCTTTCAGGAGATCACGCAAGTGGTCGAGGTCACGCCGAGGCGGGCCGAGGTCCTCGAGCTCGATAGCTGGCCGTGGTGGGCGAGCTCGGCGACTTGGCCGAGCTCGGCGCCGCGGGCCGATCGCCGCGACCGTTTCGAGGTTACGCGGGTGGGGATCCTCGGCGGGGTCCGTCATTTCAGCCGCGACGGCGACCGTATCGAGGTCCTGCGCATGGGTCCGCTGGGGGGAATCCGACACTTCGCCCGCGATCGCTAACCGGGGGGCGCTCATGATCGTGTCAATTCTGTACGTTTTGTTCCTACTCCCTCCGGACGCGCCGCCGGCGGGGATCCTCGAGACAACCGACCGAGGCTTCGGCGACCAACTCGCGCAGGCGAAAGAGTACCGGCCGCCGCGCGACCAGGCGGCCGACACGATCGACGCGGACAAGGGCCGGACGCGGCCGCGGCTCGCGACCCGGAACCAGGCCGAGATAGCGGCAATGGCGGAAAGCCTCGGCCGCCCGGTCATTTGGTGGACGTTCTGGCCCGACACTTACGACACTACGGCCGCCCTTTTCCTCGAGCTCGCCGAGGCGCAACACGTTCTCATGACGGCCGCCATGCTCGAGGCGAATGACGTCGGCGCCGGAGAGTATGTCGTCTACACGCACCGCGACGGCCGCCAGCGCTGGGTTAAGGCCTCGGACATATCCGGGAAGGAATGCGCGGCCGGGATCCGCAAGGCCTGGCAAGGCGAACGGAAACCGGCCGACGTCGACGGGCCGGGAACCCTCGGCCCTCGAGGCGATCGCCGGGCCTGGTGGGCAGAGGGCGACCCGAAACGCCTCACGCAATCCGAGCGCGATGAGGTCCTCGCCGCCCGCGTCCCGGTCGATTGGGGGAACCGGCCGCGGCGAGTGATGACGATTCGGGAGTACCTCGACCTCCCCGGACACCTGCCCATACCGGCGGAACAATGCCGAGGCCTCGGATTCAATGCCGACCAGGCGGCCTACGCGATCGACATCACGACCACGCGCGGCGGGGATCGCCGATCGCGGCCGGCGGCGGCCGCGGCGAGCTCCCCATATGCGGCCGCGCAGGGAAGCTCGCCGGCGGCCAGGCCGCCGGCGACGCCTCGGCCGGTTATGACGCCGGGGAGGTCCTCGACCGGGCCGATCCGCGGGGCGTGATAAGAATTCCGCGGCCGCGGTCCGCGGCCGGGGTTATGGTTCTGTGCCGTCGGGGTAGCGCTTTCGCGTCTCTGGATGCAACCTCAGCGCGAAACACTCCCCGGCGGCACCTTTCGGCGGCCCTCATTTCCGCGCGATTCTGCGCGTTAACGGCACATTTCGGCCGATTAGACCAGTGCTACCCTAAAGGTTTACATGTTCGT